TTCAGGCTCATGGTGACCCACTTGGTCAACTCACCCCACGTCACCTTACGCAACTGGTTCTCGCTGTTGGCCGACACGATGACGGAACTGCCGATCCGAGTGCTCAGCATCCACAGGATCAGCCACGACACCAGTGCTGACTTGCCCACACCACGACCAGACGACACGGCTCTCCGCATCGCGTCGATCAACTCATCGTTACTCAGCCTGCCCCGGTTCTCCTTGATGAAGTCCCGTATCCTGCGCAGCGTCCTTCTCTGCCACGCACGAGGGGCTTTGAAGTGTTCGAGTGGGGTGTTCTTCTGCCCCCAGGGGAACGCAAAGAGCACAAACGCTTCAGGGTCGTCCTTGATGGACGGACTCCAAAGCTGCGCCATGAGTGTCTGCTCATCTTCTGGGCTGTACCGGGGTTTTTGCATCAGTCGGTCCTGTCATCAGTCAGTCTTGGTGTCACGTCCGATACGTCCAGCACCTCACCCTCGATCACTCTGGCCTGTGCCTGCGCCAGCGCCTCAGTGATGGATATGGTGCCGCCCAGTTCAATCTGCTTTGTCTCGCCGTAGCGTTTGCGATTGTGCGCACCCATGAGCCACTTGCGCGTGTCGATCCTCAGCTTGTCCCTGTTGACCGTATCGTTCGAGTGTGGGTCAACAGCCTCAACACCATCGGCAATCTCTAGGATCTCGCCGGCCAGGAACTCAGTGCGCATCTCCTGCGCTTCTTTGAACCGTTCATGGCGAACCGGGTCACGCTTGACCCAGCGCAGGAAGTCCTCATACGAGATGGCCCGGTGGTCATCCTCGATCAGCGACTGAAGGGACCGGCCACGGTAAATGTCCTCCACGACCCGCTCGAAGATCTGCTCATATTCGACATGCAGCAACGCTCTTGCCTCTTTCGAGGGTCTGAGGGGTTCTGGGTCAGGCACGGTCAGCCAGTTGGGTAGTTGATTCTCACTGGCGACAGCCGTGCCTACAAACGAGGTGTTCTCTTGTTTCATAGTGGTACTGATGCTATCACATGCGGATGGTTTTGTGTAACACGGGATTTACGGGATAAGCGTACCCATTGGGGTCAATGGTTCGTAGAAGCATTTACCCATTGGGTTTTTACTTTTTGAAAAAATTTTTACAGGTTCTGTGGTGCTTACGTAGCCGGACCATCGACCCCGCTGGCCCTACCCCCTCCCCTTGCCCCAGCGACTCCCGGGCACCACTGCAACCCTGACCCAGTGGGCGACACCCAGCACCCGCGCACCCAGTGGGCACGGCAACCCACGGCACTCGCTCACCCAGTGGGTGACAGTGCCCGGGGTCATTTGCCCAGGGAAAGTGGGTACGGATTGAGCGCACCCAGTGGGTCAGGGGTTCAATCGAGAAACCGGGGAAATTTCCCAGAAACCGGGGAAAGTGGGCACCCAGTGGGTCAAAATCACGCGATTTGGGGGCCGTGGCGACAGTTTCACCTTTCGCGCAGGCAAGGCGAAAATAAACACACTTTTCAAATTGCACAAGGATTAAGCAAACTACAAAATGAACCCCCAGCGATAAAAGGGCACTTTGTCACCACTGATAAAAGTGCATACCCAATGGGTGTGAATCCGTACAGTGCGCTAAAACGCGCCAGAAAGCCCGTAGACGCAAAAAGCCCCGAACAAATACTTACCCCTTCGAGAAAGTTATCCACACTGCTAGTAATAGTTACCCACTGGGTCAACTCTTATATAAGACTGCAACCTGTGGATAACTTGACCCAATGGGTCATAAATAGATTGATAAATAGTTGTTGACCCAGTGGGTTTTCAGTGTGTTAGAATTTCATTGTGGCAATCGTGCCGCACCGTAACCCGTAACCGTAAAGGAACCGACACCATGACCGAATACAACTTCACAATCAAACTGCACCCCTACGGCACCGCCCCAGACGTGGGCATCATCGAGGTGGACCCTGTGGCGCTCTATGGTTACTTTGAGCGCAAGGACGGCAGCGAAGGCGGTGGCCTGTGGTTTGAAGATGACGGCAACCGCTTGGTGTTGGTTGACTATGACGGGGTAGCCACACTGCCCAAGGCCATCATCGAATGCTTGCGCCTTAACGGTGCAACCGTTGACGCTGACTTTGAATAAGGGGATGAACATGAACCGCCACGCCCTGCACTATCTCGATCTGCACCCCGAACCCCTGAAGACTGAGGAACCTTCCCCGCTAATGATTTGGGCGGGTGCAGCCTTCGCACTGGGTGCCCTGTACCTGTTGACCGTGTTTGCCTTTTCCCTGTAACCCGTAACCCTGTAAGGACTGACCATCATGAACAACAAACCCACTAACTCTAACGATGTGATTGACTCCCGCAACATCATCGAACGCATTGAAGAACTCGAAGGCGAACTGCAAACCGCCCACGAACAAGACACCGAAGACGGCACCACGAATCTGGATTTTGAAAAATGGTTGTTGGCCGTTCGTGCTGATTCATCACCGGCACATTGCCACGAATTGAACGACGAAGTAGAGGAATTGCAGGAACTGCGCCAATTGGCGGCAGATTGTGAAAGCTCGCCCGATTGGAATTATGGTGAAACCTTGATTCGTGAAGACTATTTCACCGACTACATTGAAGAATTAATCAATGATTGTTACGAAATGCCGAAACAGATGAACTCGGGCGAATGGCCTTACCGACACATGACGATTGATTTTTGCGCCGCCGCTGAGGAAGCCAAAGCCGACTATTTTGAAGTGTCGTTCTTTGGCACCGTTTATTTGATTCGTGCATGAGGTGACACCATGACCACAGAAACAACTTTTCCCCAGTTCGACAATTACGCCTGTGAAGGGGACCGCATCGAGTGGACCCGCGAAGGGTTTGATTTTGTCGCCCGGTTGCAGCATGACACCGACACAAAACCCAGCGATTCAGAGTGCTACACCCCCGAAGACGTGCAGCGGTGGCGGGATGATGAATGGTTTTATGTGGGCGTGGTGTTGTCCGTGTTCCGTAACGGTGTTGAACTGTCGGACCATGCCGCCAGTCTGTGGGGCATTGACTGCAATTTTTCCGACACGTCAAACGCCTATTTGTCCGAAGTCGCTCAAGAACTCGAAGCCGAAGCACTGGACACCGCCCGGGCCGAAGTGGTTCGCATTTGTGAAGCCCTGACCGCATAACCTGGAGAATTGAAAATGATTGACCTTTTAAAACTCGAAGCCGCTGAAGCCGAACGAATCGCCTATTCTGAAGGCTTCACAATGGCCGCTGAACTGTTCGCCCAAATTGCGCAACTCGAAGCCGAACGGGATGCACTGGCCGAAGAACTGGAGAAAGTGAAGGACGAAGCCGCCGACGACTCATTGGCCCGCTGGGGGAACGAAAACGGGGACGCTGAACAATACAAACAATTTTTCTTTGACTGTTTCGCCCGTCTTGCGGGCCATTACCCGGCCCCGTCTGTTTCTTCAGACTATGACAAGGGCGTGATTTTTGAAGCCATTGAAAAGGGCGAAGAACTCGACGCGAACGGGGGTACGACATGACCCCCGAACAACAAACCGCCCGCATTGCTGAACTGGAAAACCAACTCGAAGACGCACGGGACACGCTTTACCAGTGTTTGCCGTTCTTTGAAGACTGGAAGGATGAACACGGGGTTTACAAACCCCGAACAATGCAATTCATGATTCAACTAATCCGGCGAACCGTGGGAGAAACCCCCGAATGATTACCGCCCTACTGATAGCCGTGGCCGTGGCCGTGCTACTCCCAGCTATTGAACGGTTTCTCGACCTGTAACCGCCGAACCCTTAACCCCAGCCCCTGACACCCGGTCAGGGGCTTTTTTTGACCCTGACCCATAGGACACCCCCGGCCATGACCAAAACCGCCCCCAAACAACCCAAAACCCCGGCCCCCGGCACACTGGCCGAACGGGTCCGGCAAACCGTTGACCGCCTGAACCTTGACGAACCCCGGGCCGCTGATTATTTCGGCGTCCCCGTGTTCACCATTCGCAAATGGTGTACGGGCGAACGTGAACCAGGCGCAGCCGTGGCCCGTTTGCTTGACGTGCTGGGACTGGTTGAAGCACTCGCCCCCGCGCTGCATGGTTCTTTTTTGCCCCCCGTGAGCACGACACCCCCGCGCAAACCGGGACGGGTGAAAAAGTTGACCTCAAAAATCGGTCATGTCGAAAAATCCGATTTGCCCGACTCAATCGGTTTCATTGACAATTCGGTCATGTCAAAAAATCCCGTTTGAAGGAGTCAATCATGAACCCATTTGCCCACTTCCAGGCCCTGTACGGCCACCTCGAACTGTCTGAGGATGACGCAGCCCTTCATGTGTTCCTGTCGGGCTGGAACACGGCCATGAGCGAGATGATGGAGCGCGTCAACAAGATGCCCTTTCAGAACGACACCCGCGCCAGCTTCGCGGTCTATTTCCAATCGCAGATGGTCAACTTGGAAGCGATTGAGAAATGAAGCCCTGCACCGACTGCAAGCGTGACCGACTGCCCGAGGGTGGGGTGCAGATGTCACCGACCCGGTGGATCTGTGCCCAGTGTTGGCGCAAATTCTTCACCAGCTAACAAAAAAGGGACCAGTGGTCCCTTTTTCATTCCATCGTGTCAGGGTCGTACCCCTTGACAATCTTGCGCTCCTTGCCCTTCTCGTAGGCGTAGCGGTAAATGTAATCGGCGTGGCGCTGTTTGGCCTTGATCACTGTCTCCCGGTAATCCTTGAACATGGTCGCCAAACTCGGATTGATGGCCCACATGGCCCGGTGCTTGTGCAATTCCTCCTCGATCTTGACAGCCCACCCAGCCTGCTCCAGCACCAGCATGGCGTCCATGACCATCTGATCTTTTTGCCATTCAGTCTTGCCGTCCAGCTTACGCCGTGCTGACCGTTTGAGGGTGCGCAGGTCGATCATGGTCATGTCGGCGCTGTTCTGGATGATGTGGTCAATCACCCACTGGTCAAAGTCGTTGTTGATCGCACCGCCCACCTCGCCCAGTGCGTAGCGGTAAGCCGGGATCACGTAACCCCGCACGAATGAGATCACCCTGTGGACAACATCGGGGGCAACCTGTGGACTGAATGGGGACTCGATGACGTGGAACAGCAAGATCAACCGGCCAGCTAAGCCTTCCAACTTACCGAAGGCTGTCATGTACTCAGGCCCGCTGTCCAGCACCCTCTCGTCCTGCTTGGCCGACTCGTACCATGTCTGGAACTCACGAAACACGGTGTACGCCTCGGGCGACAGTTGGTAGGTCTGTGGGGGCAGCGCGTAGGTCAGGCGCAGGGTGTTCTCCCAGGCTGCTGCACTGGTCAAGTACTCGGGCACGGGGTTGCCCAGCTTGGTCTTGCTGCCGCGCAGGATGGCGGGGATAAACCGCTGGAGCAGGCCGTCAGCCGACAGCGGCCCGATGCTGGCCCTGAACACCGCTGGCTGGATGTTCCCGTAAATGCTCACGGCCAGGTTCTCGCAGTGGATCGACCCCGCGCCCACCCGGTCCATCTCGTAGTGTTCTGACTCGTAGCTGACAACCCACGCTGATCGGTCTTCTCCGCTGGTCTTGTCTGTCAGCTTGCGCACCCAGCTATTCATCTCGTCGAGGTGGCACAGCAGGCCACGGGGCCGGTCAGCAGCCGAGCGCACCAGCTTCTGACTCGTGATGTCGCTGACCGTGATCTTCAGGGGCACGGGCTGGGGTGGCATCTCGGGCACAGGTGGGGCTTGATCTGCGCCCAGCAGGGCATCGGGTGAGGATGACCATTCGAGGAAGGCCTTCTTGGCACTGGCGTAGGCCGCTTCCTTACCCTCCCAGTCCAGCAGTTCCTTGCCGTAGCGGGGACGGTCCTCTGCTTCGATGTTCTTCAGCGGGGATAACATCGGACGTGAACCGGGTGACTTCTTGTCCGCTGGGTCGCCCAAAGTCATGAGCCACAGCACCGGGGGCACCTTAAACCCCGGCATGAGTTCCAACCGCATACGGGCGTCAATCACCCCGCAGACAGCGGCCAACCCAGCGAACAAAGGGACCAAAGGGTCGCAGCCCACGCTTTCCGAAATCTCTTGCGACCGCTGGCGCAGGATGGTGGGCCACACGCTCAGATCCATCTCGGGTGGCTTGGGGCGCAGACCGTCGAGCACATGGACCGGCTCCATCGCAGGCGCTTCGATCTTGCTGAACAACTCGGACGCATCGGGAAGGGGTCGCTGCCAGCCGTGCTGCTTGGCAATATGGAAAAGTGTCCCCAACTTGACAGCGGTGGCCTTGTCAGGCTTGAAGCTGATCCACTGGGTCAGGATCTCACGCTCACCGGGGTACTTGGTCTGGGCCGTGGCGCTCCACTCGTTCCACAGGGCCAGCGCCTGCTCAAGCTGGTCGGTCTGTGTGCCTGCCCAGTGCAGCGCCATGCCGATGCCCACCCACTCATCTCGGGTGCAGTCAGCGGGCACGGCATCGAGTGCTTGCCTGATCTCCTCCCAAGATGCGTCAATCGAGCCGTCCGTGGCGATGGTGCGCTCCTTGTCCTGCGCCAGCAGCCCACTCCACAAGTCCAGCAGACCCTGGGGGATGATGGGCAGACGGGTCCAGTGGCCGTGGCCTGCCCAGTGGTACGGTTGCAGTGTCTCGGGGTGTATGGACGGCGGCAGCACGTCCTGCACCGTCAAACCACTCACGGTGGCGCAGCGCAGTTCGTAGGCCGTGATGCCCCCGTGCATGATCTTCTTCGATGGCAGCGCAGCGCCGAAGGGCATCGAGTACAGCAGCTTACCGTGTCCCGGCTTGCCCGAGTTGATCACCACAGCATCGGGTGCAGCGTAGAGGGCGTCGAGGTCAAGGCCATGCTCTGCCAGCAGGCTGGTCGTCACGGTCCAGTTGTCGATGTCAAGGGCCATCGTGCCGCTGTACGCATGGGCCAAGCCGATGCCGTAGCCCGGTGGCAGGTCGCCTTGGGCCTTCAGGGCGTTCTCGCGCAGGTTCCACCCTGGGGTGCGTGGCCCCTTGGTGTTGGCTGGGATGGGCACGAGTGACCATCCGTGTCTGATGTAGGCGTCAACTGACGCAGGATGAGATTGCACAGTCTGCGGTGCTGTCATAAAATGGACCTGTTGGTGATTGCAGTTGCCGACGCTTTGTTCATGGAGTTTCTCCTTCAAGCCCCGTGGTCCACAAACCACGGGGTTTTTCTTTGCCTGAAAATAATTTTTTAAAACTGTTGCACAATCGTAGCACAAGTCTGCTACACTGCGTCAACGGTTAAGGAATTTATTCATGCGCACCAACCAACCCAAATCAGCGTTCATGACTGTCCGAGTGACAGACAAGACGCGCACCAAGTTTCATGACAAGGCACAGAAGATCGGGACACCGAGCGAAGTGCATCGTGAAATCGTCGAGGCTTTCGTTG